AAGTTGATAAAATAATTCTAATTATTAAAACTAATAGTAACTCAATATTATCAATAGCAAAGCTATAAGATTTCAAAAAATGGAGTCTTATAGCTATTTTTTTGCCCACTGTATTTTACCCTCTGAGCGTTTCGTTATATGAGGGCGTAAAAAAGAAAGTCTGATGCGGTGGCAAAGAAATTGTTTTCGTGCTCTCGATTGAATCCAGGCCTGATTCATATGGAACAAGTAAATCAGAACAAAAAAGGAGGAAGATGAGATGAACAAAGTGATTTTAATGGGACGGCTTACAAAAGCTCCGGAGATTAAATATTTGCAGGATGATAATAAAACCGCAATGGTGCGATATACGTTAGCGGTTGACCGGAGATATGGAAAAGACCGGGAAAGGGAAGCAGACTTTATTTCTTGCGTGACATTCGGAAAGAATGCAGTGTTTGCAGAACTCTATTTGAAAAAAGGGACCAAGATCGTTAGCAGCGGACGAATCCGCACAGGAAGTTATACAGACAGCGAAGGAGTGAAAAGATATAGCAGCAATGTTGTTGCAGAAGAACATTTTTTTGCTGAAAGCAAGAAAGCATCCGATACGGATTCAAAGGATGAGAAAGATGGATTTATGAGTGTGCCGGAAGACGCAGAGTTGCCGTTTGAGTAGACAGATCTCTGGAGCTTAAGCGAAAGAGCGCACTTATATACTTTAGCAAGTATGTGCGTCCTCCGGAAGGGTATAGTGGTTCAGTTGTCAAGACAAAAATCTAAGCTTTTTATAATGAACTGATATATGTAACTGGGTAGGGGAGAAAATCCCCCCTTAGGCTGCGTGATCATCCAGTAACAGGATTGGATAATAGCAGGATGCCGGTGTCTGATTATTAAGTGCGGAATGACAACGTTCATAGTTGGATGTATGCACATATTTCCCAAGCCTTGGGATACTCCCGATACGGGCAGACTTTAGCCTGTTGCATACGTTTAGAAAGGTTCATTTTTGGATAGATTGGATTGCTCCCCATTTCATTCATATAACGGCGCGTTTTCAGGCGGCCAACCTGATACCCACGTTTCTTCAGTTGGGCAGACAATTGTCGTGCTCCCCAGGCCGGGTTATCCGTGTGTAAAGATCTATGATCGATTTGCAATCTAACTCATCCTGAGATATGGGCGTGCCCTTGTAATACACACTGGTACGGTTGATATCAAGAAGCGCAGCTCCTGTTTTAACTGGAAGTTCTTTAGTCTTCAAAAGGTTTTGGACTAAATTTACTCTCGTAGTCAGGTCCAAGTGTTTCTTCAGATTTTTTTTCAACCAATCCACCTGCATGGTGAGCTGGCCAACTTTTTTCGCATATTCAGCTTTTTCCTTGCGCTCTAAAGCGAGTTTTTATTTTAGATTATCCTCTCGGATGTCATCAAAAACCACGGATGCTTTATCGAGGAACTCCTTCTTCCAGTTGCGGAGAAGATTCGGCTGAATATTGTTTTCGGTTGCGATTGTATTTAAGTCTTTTTCTCCTTTGAGCAGTTCAATCACTAATTCTGATTTGAATTTGGCTGAGAAATTTCTTCTTGTTCGAGACATAATAAAAATCCTTCTTTCTGTAGTGTTTACAGTATATCAGATTCATTAAGAAATGTCTCTTGAAGTGTCTTAAATAATCAGTCATTTATTATATACGATACGAATTTTTAATATACCTTGTTTGCTATTTGTTGCTTGATATATAGTAATGTTTGTCGCAGATGTATCTAAACATACAGCAGTATGCGTTGATATGAATGACCATTTTATAATAAAAATAGAATAAATCAATTTATTTGCTTTCAGATAATCTATTACAGGAATATTGGCATAATAACCACCAAAATTTTTCTGCATGGTTAATGTGGATATGTCAATGTCAATGTCCTTATATGTTATTGTCTTACTATTTAATTCGTTAATGGCGCCCGGGATTGTCTTATTAGTCGTATCGAGCTGAGAGATACCCTCAGACACGATTTTCTTAGCAATCCATTTCCACAGATTTCCGAAAGTAAACTTTTTATTCACTTTGGCTGGGGTGTCGTAGATAAGAGCAAGGTCAGTGTCTACCGGTTCTGTTTTTTCGGTGTAATCTGTGAATTTTGCCATATTAGTTTTCCTCCTTATTGAGATGATTATTTTCAATATATTCATCAATTGCGGCGATATGCTTTTTCAATTCCGGGTTAACCGCGACAAAATTGCCGCGGTTATTCTGACTGATAAGGTCGCCGGAATCGTCCACCTCTGAATAGGTGTAAGCGATCCGGATGCCCTCGCCGGTTACTAATTTCGTAAAACTTGTTAAGACTTTCATTGTTTCTCCTTTCATGCTATAATTTTCGATTCTACATAATCAATATACGTCTGATAGCCGATTTCGCTGTAGTCCAATTCCGGCTCTTTTTCATATGAAGTTTCGTTCTTTTCCAGTCTTTCTAGCGTGTAATCTGCCTGTTTAGCTTTCAGCTCCCATGAAAAGCTAAGATTTGGTGTTCCTTTGACCAAAAAGTAGTCTGCCGTTTTTTCCTCGATCCACAGGTCACCACATCCCTCTTTTTGCAAGAACACGTTATACTTGTCATTTCTCAGCACTGTTTCGCCGAAAATATCGTCAATCTGAACGTAGCACAGGCCGTTTTCGTCCGTTTCCGCTTCTCCGATGTCTCCGAAGAACGGGCTTGGCATCTCATAGCAATACTGGAGACGCTGACCGTAGTTTTCGGTATCTACAATTCTATTTTTGGTTCCAGAAGTATAGATTCCCTCTGCGGTTACATGTGAACCTTTTCCAAGTCCATTTCCTATTACATAGAAGCCGCCGTTTGCATCCTCTTTTCCGGCTTTCATGTATACGCCATAATTCGAGAGTGAATCAGTGACAGAGGAATATCCGGAAAGATCGTCTGTGTAACACATTCCGAAGTGTCCGCTTGTCCACGTGCTACCAATTCCAGCTCCCGTTGATTGATCAAGCAATCGAACGCCAGGGAATAAGTACGGATTCATTTCAAAAATATATTTTTTCTGAGTAACGCTAAGTCCCCAGTTAGCCGTACTGTTAACTTTTACGCCGCCTGTGGAGATTTTGACAGCTTCATTTCCGTTGACCGTGCCTTGTATATAGTCATTTTGTGACTCAAGGTGGATCTGCGTACCATATATGGAACCTTTCTGCAAATTAAAACCGTCTTTGTTCCAGCTTCCGATCTTATTTCCACTGGAATCATACACTTCCGCTTGACCGTTGCCGTTGTTGACTCCGCCAAGTTTTAAGGTTCCTCCTTGTGCGTACGAGAAATTGAGGTACAGTTTTCCATCTTTCAAGAAAATGCCCTGTGCAGCGCCGTTATTGGTGAGTCTGTTAAAAATTTCAAGCTGTGTTAAGGCCTTGTCCAGTGCATCTACCGCGGAGTTGTCCGTGTACTTATTTCTCTTCTGCCAATCTCCGGCAACATACAAGCCGGACTCTCTGGCGGTTACGCAGGTCATGATATCGGCACTCGTCGAGTCAAACCAGAGGTCACCTACAGAGTATGGAGGTTTTGGCTGACTTACGAAAATCTGAGCCTTTCCGTCGATTTTGTCAAAAACATCGTCTGGAACGCTCATTTCGTGCCAGGTTCCATCCTTATAGATGTACTCGACGTTATTGGTTGTGTTATGCCACAAGTCGCCGTTATGAGCCGCTTTTTCGCGCTCCCATACGGTCAGAATGTTTGCACCGGTGCTGTCTGTGATATTTGCGCCGGTATGGTCCTGCAATGGTTCAGAGGTGCTATTATCTGTCCATTGGAGCGCCGGATCTGTTGCCTGGAACCACGTTTCGGCTTTCTTGTCGATCGATTTGGAGATTTCGACAAGTGCTTCGGCATAATCGGTGTAGATGAAATTGTTAAGTTCAGAATCGTCTGTATACTTAACCGCCTTGATCCAGTCAGAAGAATCATAGGCACCAGACTGTCGTGAGCGCTGACATCTCATAAGGTCGGAAGTATCATTTCCCACCCACAGGTCACCTACATCGTACGGAGGATACGGCGTAGCTGTAAAAACGCGGCGTTTTGAATCTGCGGTGTTTTTCGCTTCTGCGGCTTTCTGCATAGCAAGCGTGATATCGGTATCCTGTACGAGCTGCCAGTTCCACGCCGATCCGTCTTTCTGGAAGCGGTACGCATAGCCTTTCGACTTCCAATAGAATAAGTCTCCCTCATGAGCAGTCTTCTTCTCCTCGGTATCCCATTCTTTCGCCGGAACGTTGTTGAGCGTAGGCTCGTAATCGTAATAGAACGTTTCGATCTGACCGTCAATCTGCTTTTGCAGGCTGGAAATCATAGGGTTGTATATATTACTCGTAAAGTCGTTCAGAGAAGATTCCGCTTTTTTTTCGGCAATATCTGCCACCGTTTCGCCCTGAATGGAAAGAGAAACCACGCTAAGCCGGACTTCTCCCGTTTCAGCATCCATGTAGACGGTCTGTTTTCCGTTTCTGTCCTGGATGATAAGGGTGCCGCCAACTCCCCAATCGAAATTAATACCAATAGTAGTCATGATCTTAGCTATCATGACTCCATCTACAGTAAATCCACCGTTCCAAGTCTTTCCGCCGTCGGTCGATGCTGTGATTGTATCAGCCGTTATTTTGAAAACACTTTTGGATTCCGCAAGTGTAGGCTTATCGTGCAGATAGTAGATGCTGCTGCCATCCGGCTGCACTTCGCTCGAAATATAGGTTCCAGGTGCGTTGGAAACCTGTTTTTCGAGAGCGTCCATCTGTTTTTCAAATTCTTTTTTTATAACCTGCTGCTGCTTTTTGAGATTCTGGTATACTTTCGAGCCAGATGTCGCCTTTTGCGACTTTACGGTTTCTGGGCTGTCTGTATCGCAAGAAATAGACGTACTGCCAAGGTACGTGTAAGTAATATTGCTCAGAACGGAAAAGAAAAGATTTCCTTTCATATCCTGCACGAAACACGGGTCCATAAACTCAGCAAGCGGGTTTGAAATGTGATCTCCGCTGAATGTGTAAAATTCCAGCCCGACAATAACATTTCCGATTAGCTGCAGTGCCTGTGCTTCTTTGCCGGAAATCAATGGATTTTCGATCAAGAAGCAGTAATCTTCCGAACCTACAATATAAGATTGCTTTTCATCTCCATCGTCGTTCTCCGCCTTAACTCCGGTTATCCGAATCATATCTGTCGAAATGCTCGGATTCTTCTGAAATCCAGAAAAATTCTGTGCTTTCGTGTAATCATACGTGCCATCTGACTTTTTAAGGCCGGAAAAATCATAGCTCTTAATAATAACAGCACCGTTGGAATCGCACATGGCATTTCCGCCAGCAATCATAGCGATATATCCGAGCATCTCCCTGCATGTAACATTTTCAGAAATTGCATCTACCACGAAATCACCATTTGTGAATTTCGCGCTGCCAGCAACAAGATTACACTGAATGCAGACATCCCGATAGATATTAAATATAGTCGCCGGAAACGTCGTATTTGCAACGTAACTATCGGATGTTTTCGCCATGTAATCTGCAGCAACAAGCGTAATTGTGGATCCCGGCGTGGTCGGCTCAACTACAGAAAAGATTCCCTCTTTGATTTTTTCTACGCTTCCATCATCCAGCGTCATTCCCGTAAAAAGCGTGATTTCTGCGCCGTAAAAGTCAATGGCATCAAATCTTCCGTCGTAGTTATCCAAATTAAGCTCTATTGTTCTTGAAAGCGCCACACCGAGGGGGAATGAACTTCCCCCATTGGTGGTGATGCTGTTACCGTCAATTCGAAAATCTTTGGACGGATCCAGAGTCAATTTTGTGCCGTTCCGTAAAACCACGTTCGCGTACGCATAACATGCAGAACCGTTTTCTACTTTTTTCCTAAATTCTGTGCTTACATTTTTCATGATGGGTCAATCCTCGTTACCTGGAAACTAAGACTTGTGCATTTTTCCTCGCCCTCTTTGAGGGAATATATCGCTGTGTCAACGTTTGCAACATAAAATGCATGTGTCTCCCATTTTGCGGTTTTGATATTGAAATAATGGAAATTGAACTGAGACTTGAAAACAGTCTTTGAAAGGATTTCCGCTGCTGCTTCAAGGGTAATATCGGTCCATTTAAGGTTATACGCTTCAACAGTGAATAACCTTGTGTTGACCATTTTGCCGTTCATAAGCCGCCCGGAATCGTCCGAAGATGTTGCTGCAAAAGCAATTGTGTAACCATCTTCGTCAACATCTGGCGGCGTGTAGCCATCAAACTGCAAATGATTTTGTGCCATGTATGCCCTCCTTAAGTCGTAGACAGCTCGAATGGGTTATTTCCACCCTGTATCTGCTGCAGCTTTGCTTCGCTGATTGTTTCCTTGAACAGGACTTTTCTGTCCAACTGTGCAACGAAAGTATAGCTTCCATTGCCTTTTCCAGACTCTTCCCGGACAATCTTACGGATAAGCCCCTCTGGTGCTTCGATATTGTTTCCGCTTTTCTGATCTCCGAGCATTGCCAGAAACTCCTGGTTTGGTGGGATGACCGCACCGGATGCCAGATGTGGGATTCTTCCGATAGTTGGAATATTTACATGCGGAATTCTATTCACGCCGCGGATCAGATTATTGATCGCTCCGATTGCCTGATTAACCATGCTGATGATCCCATTAATCGGAGCACGCACAACATCACCAATTCCGCTCATGATACTCGAAAAGATATTTTTGACGCTCTGCCAAGCATTCCGCCAGTCACCAGTAAACGCGTATTTAACAAAATTCATAATCCCAATAAATACGTTTTTCATAGTTTTGAATATTGACTTAATCAAATCGCAAAGCACCTGCGGAGCAATGCCAGCTACGCCAAAATATTTTACCCAGTCAACAGAGAATAATTTTTTCACCAGTGACATAAATGGAGTTAAAATATAGTCTCCAATCCATTCAATTACAGCGCCGCATGTATCCGCAAATCCCTGTGCTATTTGTCCTGCACCGGAAAAAGCTTTTTTCCAGTCGCCCGTAAACACACCAACAAGGAAATCGATCAAACCGCCGAGCATATCCAGAATTCCGTTCGCCATTTCTACCGCAGCGCCCAATAAATCAATAGCCGCGTCGCCTAGCCATTGTACAACAGGAGCCAATAACGGAATTACATTTTGAAGAATTCCAAATTTGCTGTAGCGCATCAATGATTTTTGCGCACACATCAAGGAATTTATCGACAAAATCTGTAAGAGGTCCATTAATCAAATCTTCGAGCCGCGTTCCCCATTCATCGATGATAGGCACTACATAACTATTGTAAAGATCAAGCAATGTTGCCAAAATAGACGCACAGCCTGATTCGATATCATCAATAAAGGGCTTAACACTCTCATCATAAAATGCAATAATTTTGTCGGATGTATCGTTTAAAAAGTCCTCGATAACCTGCGCGAGATGTTGTATCGGAGCAATTGTATTATTAATTGCTTCTGTTATCTTATCCTTGTTGTCAATCCACGGCTGTGAAATAAGATACATCTTATCCCGTTCGTAGCGTGAAAAAATTTCTACGGCCAGACCTCCCAAAGTTGCAAAAATTCCAATAATATTTCCAGTCAGATCCTGTGCCGTCTGTGTTCCAAACGTGTTTGCAAACACTTCGGCTATGGTTTTTGCAATAAGACCAAACTGATCTGCCATTTCTGTGCCGACGTTAAAAATATCAACCAAGAATTTCTTGACTCTATCCTTATTTCTTCTTAGATAGCTTTCAAAACCGCCTACAAGATTAACAGCCAGTGTAAGGCCTACGCTTGCTATTGATCCGGCCACGACCCCGAGATTATAGATTACAGATTCTGCAAAGCGTTTTGCGGCTCCTACTACTTCTGGGTCCGTGAAGATCTCCGCAAGATTCTTTTTGATGGATGCAAAATCCTTTTTTAGCTCTGCAAGCTGCGGTTTGTAATCTCCAAGGCCATCCCAGAAACCGGACATAAACAGGTCTTTAATCTTTTTCAGTAAATCAAAAACTTTCTGCAGATTGTCCAGAAAAGCGTTAGGGATCTGCTCTTCCGTGAACATCGGCGCACTGCCGGTTCCACTGCCCCCGCCGCCAGCTCCCGGGGATTTGCCGCCCCCGCCGCCGCCGGAACCGCTGTCGCTTTTCGAATCCATCTTGTTCAGATCATCGAGAGGGGAAAGGTATTTTTCCGTTGCTTCTGCGGCCGCATCTGCCGCATCTGCCGCGTCGTTGGTTGCGTCCGCTACATCTTCCGCACTCGATGCCGTATCGCTTAGAGATGCCGCGTAATCCTTCTGAACAGCTAATGCTCTGGTGTATGTTTTCTTCCCAGACAGCATCGAAAAGAACATGCTTACGTAAGTTGCCGCGGTACTGAGCATGTCGATGAATTTTGACAGAATCGGTGCAATCGCCGTAAGAATCGGCGCAAAAGCTGTTGCAAGACTGTTTTTGAGCCGTTCCAAGCTACCCCACAGCATAGAGATAGCTGAGTTGGTTGAACCGGATTCCTGCGCCAGGTTGGACATTCCGGCCACAACCGCGCTTCTCAACTTATTGAAAAGTACGAATAATGAGCGGATGCCGAGACCGTATTTTAACAACGTCATAATTCCGTTTTTGGCATTTCCCGCCGCGCTTCCGGTTTCTTTCATTGAATTTGCGGCTTTCTTTCCGCTGTCAGCAACCTTTTCATTGGATTTTGCCAACTTTGACGCGTTGTCTGCTGCGTTTTTAGTCGCTGAATTATTCGCCGAGTTTGAATAGCTGTCAATGCTGTCTTTTACGTCATCATACGAGGTTTTTAACCGGTCATTGATACTTGCCAGCTTTTCTTCTTCCTGCGCCAACTTCTCCATTGCTGCAGCTGCTTCTTTTGTTGGCTCGGTTTTAATTACATCAGTACCAAATTTTTCTTTTTCGCGCATTTTCGCTTCTACTGCACTATATTTTTCGTACAGCAGATCGAGATTTTCTAAGGTGCTTTTAATTTCTTCATCATTAATTCCACCAGTATTTGACGCGCGCAATTCGTCCCATTTTGCTTTTGCCACATCAATTGCTTGACTTAATGACTCAAGCTCAGATTCAAGTTCTTTGTATTTGTAGGTCGGAGGTTCACCGCCTAACGCAGAAGAAAACGCTTCTCCGTTTTGTTCCAACTCTTGTAATTCTTTGTTTGCGTCATCAATTGTTTTCGCGAGCTGGTCAATATCGTACTGATAGCTTTTATACTTTTTGCTGTCCTCGCTGCCGCCCAGCGCCACGAATTTTTCCTGCGCATAGACCAGCTTGTCCATCTGCGTCTTAGCAGACTCTATCTGTGTCTGGATCTCTTTGTATTCGTCTGTCGGTATCTGCTGTTTTCCGAGTTCAGCAACCTTTTCTTTAAGTTGTTCGACTCTTTTTTCCTGCTCTCTGTACTGATCGTTCAACTTTGAAAATGCATTCGCCTGCTTGTTAAGTGATGCTTTGGCCTTGTCTCCAAGACCATTAATAGACGAGATACACTGCCGCACA